CATATCTGTTGGTGCTTTTATTAATGTTGGTTTATAGTGAACAATCTTTTTGAAATCTTTGTTTGTTAGGCTGTAGAATGTGCTTTCCCATTTGTCAGGATGTAATGCATACATACCATTTCTTTCTGGTACTATGTCTGCTAGAGTATCATCACCTTTGTGAAACTTTCCTAAACCCGATAGATGAACTAACATTCCATCTTCAACTGGTTTCTTTAGATAGTATTCTAATCTGCCTCTTTGAGTAGATAAGTCTGAATTCTCTTTTAACAATTCATCTTTAGTTGATTTAAAGTTGCTATCTTTCCACTTCTGTTTTAATTGTCCAAGTTTAGCACCAATTTCTGGTCCTGGTTTCATGCCTTTAGCAATCAAGTCAGCACCTGTTATCGGAAAGTTTGGAACTTCTGCGTCTATGTTTACTTCTTTACCCTGTAATGTTGCCAGTGCTGATATCAACTCTTTATCAACTCCATCAGCAATCATATCTTCTACTTTCTTTTGGTCAAGTGTATTGTTCTTATTCTTAACTAGAAAGTCTAACATAGTTGCTTGAACTTTACTTAGTTTCCAACGCTTTGCTATATCTATTGTATTACCAGTCTGTGCCAAAGCAACAATAGAATTGCCATTATCTTTTACTTTGTTCAAGTCATTAGTTGATAATCCTATAACTTTACTAACACCAGTCTTAGCCATATAATCTAATATATTCGCAACGTTGTTACCAGAAAGGACTTTGCCCATTTCTTGCCACACTCTTTCAGCACTTATCTTTTTCAAACCTTCTGAATTTGAACTAATTGCTTTTAGTGTATCTTTATCCCACGTAGGTGTCGAAAGTCTACCTTGAAATCTAAAGTATCTTAATATTCTTAGATAGTCTTCTGTAATTCTTTCTTCTGGGTCACCGACAAACTTACTGACTTTATCTTGTAAGTCATCCATGCCACCAAAGTAATCAAATACATTACCTTCCATATCCATGCTCATAGCATTATATGTTAAGTCTCTGCGTTTAGCATCCTCTTCCCAACTCTTAACAAACTCAACTTCAGCATGTCTGCCGTCTGTTTCTTTGTCTGCTCTTAGTGTTGTGATTTCAAATGGTTCATTATCTAAGATTGCAGTAATAGTACCATGTTCTAAACCTGAAGGTATGTGTCTAATGCCTGATTTATCAAGTATCTCCATCATTTCATCTGGTGTTGCATCTGTTGCCAAATCAATATCTTTTGGTGTTTTATCTAATGCAAGGTCACGTACTGCACCACCAACTATTCTCAATTCATAGTTGTTACTCTTAAAAACTTTATCTAGTTTTTTAATAGACGAAGTTATCACAGACTTTACGTCTAGTGCCTCTTCATGTAATATGACCTGATTTATTCTCATATCAGTATTTATCAGATACGTTAAGGGCGCCCATAAAAAACCCCTCACTGATGAGGGGTTTTAAACTAAACTCTCTAGTCGTTTATTATGCTAATGATTCGCCTGTGTTGCGAATTCTTAATGGAATGTAGATAAATTCAACAGTTTTTGCTGGCTGAATTGCAACATCTACCCATAATTCATTTCTATCAATTCTTGCTGGTGTGTTGTTTGATTCGTCACACACTACTAAGAAGTCAAATAAACCTCTTTCAGTAACAAGGTTACCACAGAAACGTTCTACTGCATCTCTCATGTTGTCTCTTGTAATCTTATCGTTTTGTTCGAATAAGAATGAACGAGATAACTGGTCTAAGTTGTAACGCATGTGGTTAACTAGACGTGCAACATTGATTCTATCCAATGCACTTGAAGTTGCTTGTGTTGTCTTCTGACCGAACACTGCCATTCCTTGTGCTGGGAAGTCTGCGATTGGGTTCATACGTCCGTTGTATAATGTATCACGCTGACCTTCACTCAATTGAACTTTAACAAACTCATCTTCTGCGTTTACATAACCAACTTGCGTTGCGTTAGAAACTACACCACGTGTCAAGCCTGCTGGTGCGAACCATGGGAATGATACTTGGTCTGAGAATGCGATAGTTCTTAATGCGATTGCCGATGATGGAACAACTACGTTGTTACCTGACAAGTCACTTGAGTAACCATGTGGATAATAGATTGCCGCATAAGTCTCTGCTGGAACATATGTATCAGCCCATGCTTTCAATGAAGTTGAATCTGATTTCAATGTCATTGGGCAATCACCGATTACGAATGCGATTTCTTTTTTATCTTTGTTTAATGTAATCATTTCGTCCATCAACTCATAGTATCCTGGAGCGGCGATTAGATTGAAGTATACTGATTCTGAACGAATTCCAGTATTGCTTGATAGTGAAGCCTGCATTGCTTCTACAACAATTGCTCTTTGAGCCTCTGGTCCGAACTTGCCTGAACCATCTGTGTTTGTACCTGATGCCCAAACCCACTTACCGCCAGTGTATTTCTTAACGTTATAAGTAGAATAGTCCATGTTAATCATCAGAATTCCTTCTGGATGTAAATCTGGATTGGCTGTATCTGCATGTGCTGTTCTGGAAGCCGCGGCACCTGCCGCTGTGTATGGAGCGTCATATGAGTAATGACTGAATACCATTCCTGCTGTAGATGATTGGTCTGCATTGTCTAATTTGACCCATGCTGTACCTGACCAACGATATACTGTTGCGTATGGAACTGCGTCACCGTCTACCCAGATATCACCTGCTACTAGAGCCGATGTTCCGTCTTTACGTTTTGTTGGAGCGCCTGAAACTAATTGTAATTCGCTTGGTGCTAAACCATCTGTGTCTTCTGACCATGCGTATTTCTGCCATTCCATTGTACCGCCATTGTTGACGTTCTTCATAATTTCCATCTTAAGGTCTGCACTATACCAATGTGTACCTTCTGCAATTGTGCCTGTAATTTGTGTAGCACTTGATTGGTAAGATAATGGTTCCCAAACTGATGCAACTTGAGGAGTACTTGCAAAGCCCATTGCAACATGACCTACTGAAAATACTATTGGTAATATTTGACCATCTGTCTTAGTGAAACGAATTTTATCTGTTCCGATTTTCTCAACTTTAACGTTTGCTGTGTTTAAGGCAGATTTTGATTGTAAGTTTGTTACAATTGCGTCTAATGAGGAATTAGTATATGGTCCACATGTAACACCGTCTACTGTAAAAGTTGCAGTGATGGATGATGTGCTAGGTACTGCGCCTGATGTAACAACTGATGTTGTAGCACCTGTATGGCGTCTTAGTTGAAAGTAACCAAAACCATCTGCTCTAGTATTATACTGTGTGTAAATACTACCAGCATTTGTTGACACTGCTGATGCTAAATCGTCATTAGCATAAACTGGTGCCGATAGTGCTGAGAATAAACCAGAAGTAGTGTTATAAACATTTAAGTCTACATCTAAACCAGAACCGGCTGTCGCTAAACGAACATAAGCATCGCCTGATGCTAATGCACCGCCACCTGATTTTGTTGATGGAGCAAACATTGAGAATTGAAAATCTGCTGAACCAGTGTCACCTGCTAAAACCCATGATGAGCCAACTTTTTCAAAGTATGAAACTTTAGCAGTAGATGTTACAACTGCGAAGTCGCCTGCTTGACCGAATGTGTTTAATGGTTGAGCGTGTTCACCTGAAAGTGCATCTACGTTTCCTGTTCCTGGAGCATCGTCTAAAACAGCAATTGATTTTGCTTTCCAATCTGTACCATCATGTACAAATAATCCGAATTTTGTTTTTGATGTGTTATGCCAGTGTGTACCGTTAGTGATAACGCCGGCTGGTGCTGTACTTGATGCTTCTAATTCTGCTAAGTCAACGTCTGCACGAATAACGTATGCATTGTTTGAAACGCCTAGATATTGGTATGCCGCTAATAAGCCGTATTCACTTGTTTCTGAACCTTGTACAACTGAACCGCCAACTTCGTAAAATTTTGGTTCGCCGAATGTTTCAACTAATTCTCTCTGTGATGATACTAAGTAGGCAATTCCTGCGTTTGCTGGCTTTGTACCAGTCGCTGTTGCACTACCCGAGGCATCTGCTTTGTTACTTGCCGTAGCAATAACTAATAATGGAAGTGTACCTTGTGTAGCCGCCGCATATTGCGATTCATCTGTTACGGTTACTGCAACTCCTGGTGATACTAATGTAGCCATAGTATTTTCTCCTGTTTGGTTTGACTGTTAAATATATTTCGCTACATGTATTTAGTCAAAAACATGAAAAAACACTGCTTTTGGGGTTAACTACGTAGACAACACACTCGAAACTTTACTATATAATGTGTCTATTGTGTCGCCATCGTTATAGATGATGTGATTGAATGTGTCGTTAGTTCCTATCCATCTCCATTCACTTTGATGAACATCAGGATATGAAGTTCTCATTAAGTTTGAATTTGTTTTATTGTCTAATATTGCAACTCCCCACCAATCTGGTAGTTCGCCTCGTCTAACATTCCAAACTTCGCCACCCAAATCTTTAATGATTTTTATCTCATTAGCAAATCGTACATCAGGTATGATATAATTATTTTCAGGATTATTAATTATTTCTTGCTTAACTAGACTAACCCAGATACCATCGTAGAAACCATTACGCATACAGTCAGTGCCGAACTCTTGCAGTACAAGTCTAGGAGTAATCTCTCTACCTGTTTCATTAGTCCAAAACTCATCAACAGTTTCACGCCACTCTCTACTTTCTACAGTGTCGCCTTCTAACATAGCACGGTCCCAACCGTATACAGTTGCAACACCATCTTTGAGTTTATCTGCGAATGAAAGTTTTATGAAGTTATGTTCTTCAACTAGAATGTCTGCTACAGTGCCTTTGCCTGAGCCTATTAGTCCTGTGATACCTATTATCATTTGATTTCTTTTTTCAGTTTCGATAATATTATTATACAACCAAAGATACTGAATGTCAACCGTTTTCTGAATTTATATCTCTGGTTTTTATATCTTCTAAGATAGAATCTTTCATTTCATCAGAATAATCCAACCAATCAAAGATTTCGTTCATATGGCGTTTACAGCCAACACAAAAGTTTTTATCATTGTATTTGCAAATACTTACACAAGGACTTTTATTGTTCTTTGGATGAAAAGCCACAATTAGCCAATCATAACACCTAGCGGTGCTGAACCATCAATGTAAAGTTTCAACTCTGTTTCTAACTTTTCTATTTCTGCCGTAGCATCTTGTTTTAGAACGTCACCGTTTAGTGTAACTCCACCCTGTGCGCCTGGAAGTGAAGAGAATTTAGAACGAGCCTCGCCAATCATTTTCTTACAATATGCTAATGAGTAATCTCTCATCCATGATTTTAGATATGGGTCTTTTAGTAGTTGGTCGTCAGAACGCTCTAAGTAAACATGAAGTAATACCATTTCGTCCGCTCTCATTTTTCTTAAAAGTTTTAACTTATGAGTAGTTGCATTCCAAATAAATTGAATATCAGTAGCCGCAACTCTGCCTAATGTTTCACGGTACTGAGAGAATAGTTCGTATGTTGATATACCACCAACATGATTATTCATAAAGAAATATGAATTTGCATATGCTAATTCAAATGGATCCATGTCTACGCCAGCAGATATGCCATGACCGAAAGAACGATGATGTATCTTTTTAACTTCTGTTATCTCTGCTGGAAGTCTGTATTCATCGACATCTTTCTTTAGTTCAATAGTGTAAAAATCTTCTTCTACTGCCGCTTCTGAACGTTGTCTAATCTTATCTACTGCAATATCGATAGCAAGGTCATAATGTTCTGGATCCAATTCGATATCGACCATACCGTCACCGAGTAATAGTCTAATCTGTCTAATTACATCATTTTTTATTTTATTACGTTGTTTTGCCATTTCTTGACCTCAAATATCATTAACATGTATCACTGTTAACAGTATTTATCAAAAAACTTTTATAATCAAACTGTGGTCGTTAAATCTGCCGTTCATTTTGATTTCAACACTGTTTATTTCATCAAACTGTTTCTGAAATGAACGCTTTGCTATCTTTTTGAACTTTGCTAGTTGTTCGATTGGCTTACGTAGTGTCTTCTGGACGCTCGTGGTTGGGTTAAAACCTTGAATAGTCGTTCCTTTTACACTTAGACCAGACCCGTCTCTCTTTAGTCCCGTAGGGTCAACATTTTGAGCATGGTATACTCCAAGTTTTCTTGTCTTAGAATTGTATACTATGATACTATTGGCTCCAACTATTTCTGCTGGGTTCACACTAATTGACTTAGTTTCTGGATGATGGTCTAAATATTTAAACTTACTGACTTGTTTTTCAGCACTGACTGGCTTCTTCTTACGAGGCTTCCTTGTCACTTTGCCCTTTAATACAATGTTGTCACAAGCATCCATAATAGATTTGTACATCTTAAACTGATTCTTTATTACACTTTTAGATAGATGTGAATAACCTTCTTTAAGTTGCTCATGCATATCTTTATCAAACTCTGACATACCTTTAGTACTAGGAGGATTTACAAGTTCTGAGAAATCGTCAAAGGTTGGCTGATATAATGATGCTATTATTTTAGCATGATTTGGTTTTGCGCCAACAATTAAAAGCATTCGTTGTGGGTCAAAGGTAGTCAACATCGATGAAGAACCATCAAACTCTTCAATATATTCATCTATCTCTTCTGACATTTCTAAAGACTTATTGAATAGAAGTTGTTGAATGGATGGTTTATACGTATTAACTTTTTCTTGTTCTTCTTCTTTCTTTTCTTCTTTGATTATCTTGCCAAAAGAAATAACCTCTTCTATTTGTCCTTTGACAGAATCAGTAATATCACACAAAGATGTTGCTGTAATACCTTCTAATGTATCTAAGTATTCAGGAATACCAGCATGATTCTCTGGCATACCCTTTGATAATGCTCTCACATATCCTGCAAGAGTACTTTTAGTTCTCCAGTCTTCGGCTGCCTTATATGATTTGATATCTTCTTTAGAGTAGCCATTGTCTTTCATGTATTGGACTACCCAAGGAACAAAATCTTTAGATTTGTAATAGTAACTATAATAATATGGAGTTCTTGCACGTTCTCTATAATATTTTTCTGCGGTCCAAGTGTCTGAGCCTTTCCAATCAGGCTCTAGTCCTGTAATAGACTCATCTGAAAGAATATTTGCTTTTTTGTTCTTCTTTTTCATTGTTTTTATAGCCACATTGCCCTCTTCATTTACTTTTATATATCAACATTTAAGAATACTATACACCGAATGCAGTAGTTTGTCAAGTTTTCCGTCATTTTTTCTTTTTTCTTGCAGTTTTTGTATTGTAATCTATTTCTCTGATTCGTTCAATTATGTTGACATCTAGTGCATTCATTAGCAATGCACTTCTAAAATGGTCACTATTATTTGGCATCGTACTGTGTAATGTCCTCGAATTATAAATCAAGGCATCGCCCGCTTTTGACACAAATTGAAAACCTTTAGATGTAAGTAAGTCATTATATTCTTCTTGGTTGTCTTGTATATCTTGGTAATAAAATCTATCTTTATGTGAACCAGGAAGAATACATGTTGCACCGTTCTCTATTGTGAAGTTGTCTAACGGAACAATAATTTGTACACCAAATAACTCATCATTTGTTGACCTAGCAAAATCTTCAAATCTATAAGGAGTATCAACATGTGCCCTAATCTTAGACTGTCCTGGTCTTGTTGTGATTGTATCAACGATATGCATATCCCATTGTTTGCCTTTAAACATTGCGTTTAGAGGACTAGTTAATTTGTCTACTATGGGGTCCCACATTTCTCTTGGTGGCTGTTTACTCCAGCAGATGTTATATTCTCTACCTTTACGATGTTTCCCGTAGTATTCCCCATTTACAGCGTTTCCACGATGTATATTCTCTGGGTTCATTGCCCACAATTTGAATTGTCTCACTGCAAATGGTGATAGCAATTCTTTTATTGACAAGTATCCTTGATTTTCATCTATTAACATATTATTGTACCTTCTTAAAACTTTATTTATAATTTTGAAATTATATTACTATATTATATGATAAATACAGTAAGAAGTCAAATTATGGAGAAAAATAGTTATGGCAAGACTTAGCCTATGGAATCCTAAAAAGGGTAACGATTACAAATTTATTGATAAAACTGTCAAAGCACATTTTGACCATGGCGGTACGTCACTTTTAATTCATAAGTATATCGGCTCACAAGATAAGACTGATGCTGATTTTGACCCTGCCAAACCGGCAATACAAGATTTACTATTTTTAGAGAACAGAGATAGAAAGTACGACACAGATGTGTATGACCTTAGAGGCGTATATACAGTATCTGACCAAGACTTTGAATTATCACAGTTCGGTATGTTCTTAGGTAATGACCAACAAGTGTTCACTCTCCATTTGAACGAGATGGTCAATCAACTAGGTCGCAAAATTATGACTGGCGATGTAATCGAATTGCCTCACATGAGAGAAGACATGATGTTAGAAGGCAACGATGGCGAAGACCCAGATGCAGTAAATCAATATTGGGTAGTACAAGAAGCATCGAAAGATTCGAGTGGCTTTGACCCAGGTTGGTGGCCACATATTTGGCGTGTTCGTTGCAAACAATTACAAGATACACAAGAGTACAAAGATATTCTTGGTACTGGTGAAGAAGCATCCGACTTGAAGAATATTCTATCTACGTACAACAAAGAACTACAAATTACTGATGCTGTTGTACAAGAAGCACAAGATAATGTTCCTGGAAAATACTGGGACTATAGAACTAATAACTTAATGTATGCAACACAATCAAATCATCCAGATGATGTAGATTACGCCACAGTGGCTTTCGGTAAAGAATTTCCTGATAGTCCAAGTACTGATTCTTATTTCTTAAGAACAGATTATTCACCGTCAAGGTTATTTCAATACAGAGATAGCAAATGGTTTAGAATCAATGACGATGATGGTGCTTGGGAAGTTGGACATGCGTTACACAATCAATTTATTAATAACTCAGGTACAGTAACACTAGATGACGGCACAACACTTGCTGGCAAAGTAAATCTGTCGAAGGCAGTTAAACCAAAGGTAGACTAATATGGCACAAAAACATTTCTATGACAATCAGATTCGAAGATATATCTTACAATTTGTAAGAATGTTCAGTGGCTTCACAGTTAAAACAGGCTCAAAGAAAAACGATGGAGTAACTGATTATTATATCAGAGTACCAGCAAGATACGGAGATGTATCTCGTATGGCGGCAACTATTCTTAAGGGTAACTCAGAGAATGTAGTACAATCTGCTCCATTTATTGCTTGTTGGGTACAAAGTTTGCAACCTGATAGACAGAGATTACAAGAGCCATTCTTCAATGATGCTGTGAGTATTAATGAAAGAGCATTCGACTCAAATACAAACTCTTACACCGCAGAACAGGGACAAAAGTATAGTGTAAAAAGATTAATGCCAGTTCCTTACTTACTGAATATGCAAGTTGATATTTGGACTTCAAACACTGACCAAAAACTTCAACTACTTGAGCAAATCTTAGTGCTATTTAATCCAGCATTAGAAATACAACACAATGATAATCCAATTGATTGGACGACAATCACTACTGTAGAGATGACTGACTTACAATGGACAAGCAGAGGAATTCCGGCAGGTATTGAAGACCAAATTGATATTGCAACAATGATATTTCAGATACCAGTTTGGATTAATCCACCAGCACAAGTCACAAGACAAAATGTTATCAGAAATATTATCAATAACATATACACTTATACAGACTTAGACACACTTGATTATGACCCAGATGCATTTGAGTTCTTTGCAGACTTGAACGCACAGTCAAGTGTAATTGTAACTCCAGGCAATTACGCATTAAGAGTTTATGAAAATGGTGGTAATGTTTTAGCAACTCCGTTTGCAAACGGAAATTACGATGCTAGTATTCCTTGGTCAACAGTACTTAAAGAATATGGCACATTAGATAGTGGTGTTTCAAGGCTTCGATTAAAATACCATGGCGAGTTAGATGACTTGAATGCTGACGTAATCGGCACACTATCAACTACTGGTGATAATAATACTTTAGAATTCGCAATCGACACTGCTACGTTACCGACAAATACAATAACATCGGTAGATAGAATTATCAATGCCTCAACAGCAAGACCAGGATTTAACAGTATTCCAAATGTTGCACTAGGTCAAAGATACTTGACATTAGATTCTGCAACAGAAAGCAGTGTGTGGGGAATTGCAGTTGACACTAATGACATTATAGAGTATAATGGTACTGATTGGGTGAAGAGTTTTGACGCAAGTGCTAATGACACTAGAGAATACGTAACAAACACAACGACTTCACAACAGTTTAAATTTGATGCCAAAGATAAATCATGGACAGATACATACCAAGGAATTTATGAGGCTGGATATTGGAGAATGGAACTAGTAGTAACGCCATAATGAAAGAATCGAAACTCAAGGCGGCTGGCGGATGCATAGTCGCAAAAGACACACATAGAATACTTCTACAACAAAGAGCAATAGATGGGTCATTTCCTAGAAATTGGGGTTTCTTTGGTGGAAAAGTAGAAGACAATGAAAATGTAGCACAAGCATTATTACGAGAGTTACAAGAAGAAATATCATTAGATATTGAAAATGATATTGTAAAGATATATCCACTAGACCAATATCATGCAAGAAATGGTGACTTTAGTTACTACTCTTTTGTTATTCTTGTCAAAGAAGAATTCATTCCAAAAATGAACGATGAGTCTGGCGGATATGCTTGGGTAGACACAAACTGCGTGCCAAAACCTTTACATCCTGGTACAAGACGTACACTTTTTAGAAAGAAAAAACTAAAAATTATTAACGATATCATATCAACATTGAAAGTTTAAAATGATAAACTACAAAGATATAAAAAGATTAGATTTAGAAACTAGTAGTTTATGTAATGCTGAATGTCCGAGTTGTAATCGAAGACTAGAAGGTGGCATAAAGAGCAAAACATTCACAGAAACATATATGACCACTGAGCAAGTTAAAGAATGGTTTTCTGAAGACTTTATTGAAAACTTAAACATGATTACGATGTGTGGTAATTATGGAGATTCCATGACTAACCCAGATTTAATTCCTATTTTGAAACACTTTAGGTCTATAAATCCAAATATAAGATTTCATATGAACACAAACGCAAGTGGCAGAGATGAAGCATTCTGGCGTGAGTTAGGAGAGATATTCTCTGTCAATAATTCTACTGTTGTATTCAGTGTTGATGGTCTTGAAGACACAAACTGGATATACAGAAAAGGCACATATTGGGATAAAATTATGTTAGCAATGGAAACATATATCTCAACAGGTGCTGATTCTCATTGGGAATTTCTTGTGTTTAGACATAATGAACATCAAGTAGAAGAAGCAAGACAACTTGCAAAAGATATGGGAGTCACCAAGTTCTTTGCCAAGAGAGCGATGGGCTTTTCTACTAATAGAGACAAAGACAATAATATTATTCAATCAATGAAAGTATACGGTAGACAAGGCGAGTATCAATATACAATCAAGCCACCAGCAGAAGTTGAAAGTAAGAATGTTGAAAAACAATTTGACAAAAGAAATCTAGGCAATGATGACCAACAGAAAATGTTCTTAGATTCAGAAAAAGTTGGATATATCACAGATATAAAATCAGATTTAGAAAAATCTTATATTAATATTGAACCTGTTAAACGTAAAGACAGAACAAATCACATAAACAACATAGACAGAGAGTTGACTGGACACGAAGTAGAATTAGGCAAATGTGATATAGATTGTGTAGCAATAAAAAGTTCACATATTTTTGTAAACAGTTATGGGTTAGTTTTTCCGTGTTGTTGGCATGCCGCAATGTATGATGATGAGTTTGGCACTGAAGACATGGTTGGTCCGTTAGTGAATTTTATAAAATCTTTTGGAGAAAATAATATTTCATTACAACACAAATCTATAAAACAAATAATAGATGGAGAAATATATACAACTGGTTACTTAGATACATTCAAAGATAGAGATATAAGAAACAAAAGACTTAAGTCCTGTGCCGCCTTGTGTGGTGTAGTTGCAGGCTAATACAAAATGTATTAAATCGTCACTTTGAGAGACACTAAATCATCCTAAATACTACTGTAGAGAAGTTTGGAGGAGATATAGTGAATCAACATATCATAAACTTAGAGAAACAGAGATTCATAAGAGATTGTAAGGCAGTTCTTAAAGGGGAAAGAACTACGGACAGTCTAAGAAGAACCATTGTACACTCTAGTCCTGGACACATAGAATATCTAAAGAGAGATTTAGATACAGCCGAAGCACGTCTAATTGATGTTGTAATTGCTAAAGTCAAAGAAGAATCTAAAAAGGCATTATCAGCAAGTAGCCAACGTATTAACATACTGGCTATAAGTGTGCTTGAAAACTTATCTACTGAAAGTTCAGAATTTGCTATCGAAGAAATAACAAAAAGATACCGAGAAAGTATCAATCCTGTGAAAGCATTATATTATGATTTACAAGAGATTATGTTTCTATATGATGGCAAGCCAAAGAACAAACATCACACATTTCTAATCAATAAGTTTAGAAAGATAGAGGCATTTGAAAAAGTGCTAACTGCAATAGATAGAGATATCAGAGACTTAGCAGAATGTAAACAACGAGTTAATAAGTTGAAGAATGAATACGGCTATCCAAACACAAGCGAACATTTAAAAAGAATTGTAGATTATCACAATGAGATGCTTCAATGGAAGACACTGTTTGAAAAGTTTCCTGAATGGATTCAGGAGAACTCATTGCCTGTAGGGTCTAAAGATGGTAAGAAAACATTCTGCACAACTATCAAAAAATTATTCAAATAATCAAAAAAACTATGTATAAAAAAAGGGAGCATAATTGCTCCCTTTTAGTTGTTTCTTTAAAGTTTAAGTAATTACTTACCTACTTTAACTTCAACGTAGCCTTCGCCACCTGTAGTTTTGTCTTCAATAGCGATACCAACATATGCTGTCATACGAGGGTCTACAGTTGTTTCTGTCCATACTGTTGCAACGCCTGAAATATCAGATGCTACTAGAATGTCGCCTTTAGAAACTGTTCCAACAACTTTACATGGTACACGACCTTGTAGAGCGATGAAAGGGTGAGTTTCTGAATTACCAGCCGCATCGTTCATTGCGAATGCTGGTTTAGTAGAAACTACACCTGCAATCTTAGTTGAACCATAACCTTGTGCTGAAGTAACTTCTGCTTCGCCACCAAACATAACTAATGTACCTTCTTCATATGGAGCGTCTGCCGCATATCTTTCAGCAAGGTCGGCATATTTTGCATATGTCGCCGTACCGTTAAAGTCAGTTGCTGTAACTGCCGTGAATGTAGGTGAAGAAGTTGTTGTTAAGCCTTGGTTAAGTGATTTAACATGAGCAATACCAGCCAATTCAGAGTCCATTAAGGCACCTGCCGCTGTCACGTTTGTCGCATCAGTTACGTTTGCACCTGATTCGATACCGTCTAACTTAGCACCGTCTGTAGCAACATCTCTTCCATCAAATGTAGAGTTAGTAGTTACTGCACCAGTAAATGCACCACCTGCCAATGGCATTTTAGTAGCAATTGAGTTAGTAACTGTTGTGCTAAAGTTAGCATCATCACCTAAAGCAGCCGCTAGTTCATTTAGTGTATCTAATGTCGCTGGAGCAGAATCCGCTAACGCCGATACTTTAGTATCAACATATGATTTGTTTGCCGCATCTGCTGAAGCAGTTGGAGTACCCAAATCAGTGATTTTGTTAGTGTTCATGTCGATTGTTGAACGCATGTCTAAAACGTCATCCATACGAATGTCATCTTTGAAACGAATTTTCTTAGTTTCGATACGACCGAAGTTGCTATCGTCACTATCACCTGAGCCACCATCGTTTGTTAATAGTTTAGCCGCAAGAATAGATACGTTACGTTCAACGTCTGCCATACGTCTAAGAGACGATTTTGAACCTGACATTGTGATATCATCTGCGCCTGCATCACCTGTAAATTCAACTAGTGAACCAGATGAATTATACTTATATTTTTTTGTTTTATCGAAGGAAAACTTATTAGTGTTACCTCCACTTCTCATTTTACGTGCCATTTTTATTCTCCTTTATGAGTTGATTAGCCCGAGACACCCTTTTTAATTCTGTATCAATCTATCGCCTCTCCGTGCGGTAGAACGTGGGAGGTGGTGCCTCCCACGTCTTGTCTAATCTCTATTTTTGTTTACTCAATCAATTATTTGATTAAGTGTTTGTAAAGCCTGTTACTTCTAATTCATCGTCTTCAGCAATAACGCCTGTAGCGATAACAACTGATGTACCAGAAACAGAATATTCAGCAGGACGTAACAACTGTCTGTTTAAGAAAACAGCATAGTGTTGTGCGTTTGATAATTCACTGAATGTAAATGATACTGTTGATGAAGCATTTGTTGTTTCTTGTGATGAAGTTACTGTTTGTACTGAACTATGGAAATGAGTAGTGTTAACTACTAAATCAATAGTACCGTCACCATCTTGGTATGATACTGTAATACCAGTCTCAGTGTTAGATGATAACATAGCACCAACTAAGTCTTGTAGTTCTTCGTCAGTTCTTTCAGTATATGACATAGCGCCAGTTGTACTGTTGTAACTTAGAGAACCAGAAGCAGAAATTGCCGCTCTTGCTCTTGCATCTGTATAGTACTGGTTCGTACCTTCAGTCAAATCACTTGTAGTTGCATTTGCGATTCTGGCGTCTGCTCTTGCATCTGTATAGTACAAGTTAGTACCTTCAGATAAGTCAGTCGTAGAAGCCGCCGCTATTCTGGCGTCTGCTCTTGCATCTGTGTAGTAAAGATTTGCTGAACCTTCTGATAAATCATCTGTGTCTGAACTTGCTAGACCTGTTGTTGAAATAACACCAGTTGATGAGTTATAAGAGATATCTCCAGAAACACTGATTGCGCCACGGGCACGAGCGTTTGTGAAGTATAGGTTAGTTGAACCTTCAGTCATCTCATCAGTATTGTCTTTAGTTGCGATTTGTGAAGCAACATAAGCCTTAACTGATTGTTGTGAAGGAACATGTGTTGCACTGTCTGAAGACATGTCGTCTTCATCTTTAAGATGAGCCGATATGCTTGTTACAGTACCAGCAGAACCTGATATATCACCAGTTACGTCACCAACCAAGTCACCTTGGAATGATGTTGAAGCAGTAATAGTTGTACCACCAATTGATGTAAATGAACCAGCCGCTGGAGTGTTACCACCAACTACACCGTCAAGGTTACCAGTTACGTTACCAGTTACAGCACCTGTAAACGTGTTGGCGACTAATGCACCAGCATGTAAAGTGTTTGAACCAGTTGACCATCTGTCATCTGATTCGTTCCATAGGAACTGAACGTTTAATGAATCGCCACGTTCTACTTCGAAACCTGAGTTTTCAGTAGGTGTGCCGGTTGTGTTTGAGTTAAGAACAAACATGTTGTCTTCAAACAATACGTCTGTTGTGTTAACTGTAGTTGTTGTACCAGAAACTGTTAAGTTACCAGCAACTGTTACGTTACTAGAGAATGCACCAGTTGTACCAGAAACGGCATTAGAGCCACCTGTTACTGCTGAAGCCGCCGCTGTGTCAACGTATGTTTTGTTTGCCGCATCAGTACCAGATACTGGTGTTGCTACTTCTTTAATTAAGTTTGAGTTCATGTCCATGTGGTCGCCGATTTGTAAATCGCCTGATACTGCACCTAATTCACCAGTAAAGTTAATACCATTACCTGAGATTAGTTTTAATGTACCTGTTCCACTTGTAGTAAACTTAAGGTCTTCGTTTGCGTCTGTTGTAACGCTGATTGTACCAGAATCATCTTCAATAACTTTCTTACCGTTAATGTATAATGAACCAGGACCAACGTAGACATCACGCCACATCTTCGTGGTTGAGCCTAAGTCGTAAGTAATATTTGCACTTGGTAGTACGTGACCTGTCATTGTTAGGTCACCTGTTACTGCCGCGGCGCCTGACATAGTTGTCAAACCTGTGACACCAAGTGTGCCACCAACTGTTACGTTACTTGTAAACGTACCCGTTGATGATGATACTGCCGCACCTTCTAGTGCTAAGGGCTGACCACCCGCTGTAGAACCGTCGTGTACAACTATTGTTTTTTTAGTTGTATCAACTGTAACTTCACCCAATAAACCGGTAAAAGATGAATGTTCAGTCGTTGTACCACGTCGGAATTGAATTGCATATGCTGCCATTTAATTTTCTCCCGTCTTGTGTTATTTTATAAAATATTATCAGAATGTTTCCATCCCTTGTTGCTTCTTTAAGGTTGAATGTTTCCATCCTTTCGACTAAGACAAAGGTTAGCCTAGGATAAGACAGGTAAGTCCTCTCCATAATGTAACGAGACCCTTTATCTTCTCGTTACAATACTATTTATCGAAATGTTTGGAAAAGCAATAGTTACAGTTAATAATTAAGTACTTATAAAATCACAACTTCTATAACTTTTTTGCCCTCTGTGAGGTCTGTCTCAAGTGACTTAGCAAAGACTGAACGACCAGCATCAAACTTGCCATTACTCTTAGCATATCCTGGCTCATCATGTGCTGTAATAATCAAATCACCCTTAGACACTGGACCAACCATGTTACATGGCACTCTACCTCTTAGTGCGACATATGGATGCGTCACTGAATTACCAGCATCAGCATTTAGTTTAATCGCTGGATTAGTAGAAATTACACCTGCCACTGATACATCACCAGCAATACTCGTTGTTGTGATTTCTGCTTCACCACCAAATACTACAACTGTTCCAGGTTCATACGGAACGTCTGTTGCATATCTTTCTGCTAAGTCGGCATAGGTTGCGTGAACTGAGTGACCGTAAATATTGGCATACTTTTTAGTAGGACTACCTAAGTTGTAAGTATTGTCTGTCGCTGGTTCAATAGTTCCTGAAATATTAGTTGAACTATCAGTACTTGTAATAGTAAAGTTAGGATATGTTCCTGAGATACTAGTAGCACCTGCGCCAGTTAATGTAACTGTTTGGTCTGGAGAAGTATTTGTAAATGTTGTTCCTGATAAACTTAAACCTGTACCTGCTGTGTATGTTGTGTCTCCGGTATTAGTATAGTTACTAGGGTCAATTGTTCCTGCTGATGCTGAAGTCCAATCGATGTGTTCGTTTGCTACAAAGCCAGATAGTGTATCATGGTTAAGTCCTGAAATTGCTGAAGACAATTCAGTATCAGTAGCCATCGCATTTTCAATCTCTAATAAAGTATCGAAGGCTGAAGATGCACCACCGATTAAGGCATCAATCTTTAACTGTGCCCTTGCATCTGCTCTTGCATCTGTATAATATAAGTTAGAACCCTCTGTAACATAATCAGTATTTTGTGTTGCCCAAGATATATCACCAGAACCATCTGTCTTCATTACTTGATTTGCTGAACCGTCTGCGGCTGGGAATTTAAATGTCGTTATGCCTGAAGTACCAAGTTGATGTATTCTTCCATCTGTGCCAGTACCAACTGCTAATCCGACTTCATTTGATGTTCCAGAATTACCAGACAAAATGAGAGGCGCATCAGACACTGTTAATGCAGACTGATAATCAGTACCATCTATAGAAACAGTTGTTAAGCCAGAAATAACACTCTTAGTAGATGGTCTATCATAAACTAATGTACCAACTACTTCACCAGTTGTATTACCAACTGTGAAATCTAAATCACCAATTGCAATTAAATCATTTGAAGATGATGAGATTGAGAAACTTTCTGAACTAGCAACTAGACCTGTTTCATTATAATCTTCAGCACCCCATGTAAATATCGCAGTAGATGATGATGGATTAACTACTTCAATTGTATCACCAACACTAACGCTATGTGTCCAGAAGACAATCTTATAATTATTGCCTGATGTATTTGTGACATCGACATGTGTTTTATCAATATAAAATCCGTCTTCATCTCTCAATTGAATATTGGAATTAGAAAGTGCTGTCGATGACGATACTGTCATTTCTCCATAAGCATATTGCTTGAATTTTATATCCGTATCTGCCGCAGAAATATTTAATTGGTTTTGATTTCCAGGAGTACCAGAATCGTTATCTGCATGTTGTGATGCTAATGTAAATGTATATGTATCTGTTGGCGGTGAATAAACAACAACCATACTATTCTGTTCAATACTATCTCCAGTATCTCTGAAAACAAAATTACTTGAGGAAGCGGCTGAACCGAAATATGTTAAGGATGAATCACCTTTGAAGCCTAGAGTATCTATCTGTGTACTTGTAAGTGTTACAAAACTACTTACAGAGTTTGCATAATCACCATCATCATTTATTGTAACTGTTGTGTTTGACAATAGTGTTTCTGTTGATGCGCCGACTGTTCCTGTGACAATTGATGGAGTTGCATTTGTTGTCAATGTAACTGTGTCATCAAGTGTAGTTAAGTCAAATGTGTTTAGGTCTAAAGTGCCACCCAATTGTGGTGAGGTATCTTCTACAATATTGTTTATAGATACTGCTTGTGCCCTTGCATCTGTAAAGTAAAGATTTGATGAACCCTCTGCTACTGTATCAGTATTGCCTTGTGTAAATGATATAACACCCGAAGTACTGTTGTAACTTAAAGAACCAGTTGCACTAATAGAGGCTCTTGCTCTAGCATCTGTGTAATATAAATTTGTACCTTCTGTCAAATCGGATGTTGTTTTTGTACCAAGTCTTGTGTCAAATGTAGAATTAAAATCTGCTATTGCCAGTTTAGTAGCAATAGAGTTTGTTATCGTTGTACTAAAGTTAGCATCATCTCCAAGTGCCGCGGCTAATTCATTTAATGTATCTAATGTTCCAGGTGCTGAATCTACTAATGCATCAATCTTTAATTGTGCCCTTGCATCTGCTCTAGCATCTGTGTAATATAAATTTGATGAGCCTTCTGCAACTGTATCTGTATTACCTTGTGTGAAAGATATGACACCAGTTGATGAGTTATAACTTAAACTACCTGTCGCACTAATAGCCGCTCTTGCTCTTGTATCTGTATAATATAGATTTGTATTTTCTGCAACTGCAAGTGTGTCTAATGTTTGAAATGATTTATCACCTCTATAATATTGAGATGTTGTACCAGCAGTTATAGTTGGTTCTTTGCCTGCTAATGAAGTTGTCATCGTAGTGGCAAAATTTGCGTCATCGCCTAAAGCGGCCGCTAATTCATTTAATGTATCTAATGTTCCTGGCGAAGAGTCAACTAAAGCATCAATCTTTAACTGTGCCCTTGCATCCGCTCTTGCATCTGTGTAGTAAAGATTAGTTGAACCTTCTGCTACAGTATCTGTATTGCCCTGTGTATATGAAACAACACCTGTGCCACTATCATAACTTAAACTACCCGTAGCACTAATAGATGCTCTTGCTCTTGCTGTCGTATGATATAAATTTGTTGTACCTTCACTTAGGTCATCTGTGTCTTTGGCAGTGAATGCTGAATCAAAATCTGATTGACTAAAATTATTACCAGGAACAAAGTTAGTACCATTCCATATGATAGTTTGTCCAGTTGTAGGCGCATTTGTTGTTGTATCAACATCACTTAAATCATCAATACTGCCAATAACTGTTGGCACGTTTGTTAAGTTATTATAATCTAAGTAATACGCACCGTTTTGTCCATCTAATGTTTCTATGAAATTACTATCTGCTTGTAATGTGGCATATCTTGCATCAACTCTTGCATCAGTATAATATAAGTTTGTTCCTTCAGTCAAATCACTTGTAGTATGATTAGCAATACTAGAAACTGTACCTGTTACATTGCCTACTAACGCACCAGTTATAGTTGTCGCATTTACAGTTGAGAATGTGCCAGCCGCTGGTGTGTTTGCGCCAATAATTGTTCCATCAATTGCGCCACCATTAATATCTATATTTGAGAATGTAGAACCAGATGATGTTATATCACCCGTTACGTTACCTGTTAAATTGCCTTCGAATATTCCTGCAACAAATGTCTCAGCACCAACTGACCATTTGTCTGTCGTTTCGTTCCATAATAAGAATTTGTTGTCTGAAGTACCACGTTCAATTTCTATACCAACATCTTCAGATGGAGCACCAGTCAAGTCGCCATTAATTAAAAGTTTCGGGTCAGCAAAACTAGTTTGAATTGAGTTAACTGTAGTAGTGTCTCCAGTTACTACAAGGTTACCCTTAATTTCAACAGTGCCGCTAGTGGCTTTAATAACTCCAGAACCAGAACCGTTATCTAAAACTAATTCTTCACCTTTTAGATAAAGTCTATCGCCGAATTTAATTTGTTCTGCCATTTTTATTCCTTATAATGCCGCTATACGTGATTTAAAGTCTGCAAAGTCTGTGCTAGCCGCAACTTCAGCCTTTAGTGTTGCTAAACTAATAGTTTCACTTTGTAAGGCGCTATCTGCTAATGCACCCTGTGTCGATGTAGCCGCATCTGTAATTCCATATCCCGCCAATGTAGTGGGTGTATTAAGTAGTGAACTAAATTGTTTATCAAAATTTATACTAGGTGGAGCCCAAACATAATCTGTGCCGTTCCATGATAGAACGTAACCACTATTTGGATTGCTTTGGTTTAAGTGTGTGTCAATTCTTGCATCTGTAAAATATAGATTAGAAGAACCTTCAGTTAATGTATCTGTTGTATAATTTGTAAGAACGTTAGTAATGTTAGCGCCATCGCCAGCAATTACAGAAAATGTTCCTGGTCCAGGATCCGTATCACCAATTACAACAGTATCTAAAAAACCACCATTAACATCAATTTGTGCAAATGTAGAAATACCGGTCGAAGTCATATCGCCAGTTACGTTACCTGTTACATTACCAGTTACGTTACCTGTTAGATTGCCTTCAAAGCCATTCACAGATTTAACTTTTTCACTAAAATCCCAAGTGTCTGTTGAGTCTACAAACAAAATTGTTTTATCAGTAGCGCCTTTAAGAGTAATACCACCACCATTTGCGGTTGCATCTGTGGGAGTAGTTACCGAACCAAGTTCTATATTCTTATCATCAACAGTTAGAGTTGTAGAATTAACAGTAGTTGCTGTTCCATTGACTGTTAAGTCACCAGTTACAACAAGATTATCGTCAACCTTTAAAGTTCCATCAATTGATTTTATAACGGCATTATTAGAACCATTATCCAAAATCAATTCTTGTCCTTTTAGATATAGTCTATCACCAAATTTGATTTGTTCTGCCATGCTTTATTCCAAAAAAATACTAGTACATCATTATTATATGTATTTATCTTATAGGTTTGGAATCAGGCATTAAAAAAGCCACCCGAAGGTGGCTTTTTCTATTCATTATTAATATAATAAAATATTATGTGAATGAAACGTTGCTCATTGCAATTTTTGAAACGTAGTCAGCCGCATTACCAAGTGATGATGCAGTGTTGTTCAATTCAACATACCCGTAACGAGTCATGAATGATACTACTGGTTCGAATGAACTTGGGTCAACCACAACGCCTGATGACATTAATGGAACGTATGGGCAATAGAACGCAGCCGCGTCAATTTCGCCTTGACCTTTATAACCTAAAAGAACTGTGTCGTCTGTAGCGTATGTGTTTACATAGATACGCATTGAGCCGTTCAAAGTACCTACAAACTTAGTGTTTGTTGGTGCTTCAAAAGTACCTTCAGTAGTTCTAGCAAATGCTGATGTAGTTGCAGACTGTAGCAATGTTAATGCTGTTGGAGAAACTACTGCCCAGTTTGCCGCGCCTCTACGAGTACGTTGTGCAATTAGGTTTGCTTCTCTGTTCATTAATGTTGCAAGTGCCGCATGTTCGTCACCAACAAAAGTTGTAGTGTGACGGGCGCCAATAGCAGTTTGGTCGAAGTCTGTAGCCGCTGATGTAGCCAATGATTTTAGTGAACCTAAAATTTCTTGGTCGATTTCAGCAGTGATTTCCATAGCAAGTGCTGCCATGATTTCTGCTTCAACGTCTAAGCCGTGCATTGAATTAGCATCTTGTGCCGCTTCGAATGTCCAACGTGCTGATAACTTACGTGTTTTCGCTTCAACTGTTTGTTTCAACACTTGAATTGACATTTTGTTACCTGCTTCACCTTCCATAGACGCAGTTGGTGCCGGAGCACTTGAACCGTCGCCAGAGTAGTTGTTAGCAATATCAAATGGTGAAAGTGCTTCAGCACCTGCTGTTGCGCCACCGGCTGATTCTGCATAACGTACTCTTAGTGAGTGAATTTGTCCAACTGGACCAGTCATTGGCTGTACGCCGATGATTTCGTTTGCAATAACAGTTGGCATAACACGTCTAATGATTGGTAAAATAACTTTGTTCAAAGTAGCAATATTACCAGCCTGTGTTGCACCCGCTGCCGCACTTTCTGTAAGTGCTTGTTTTGTGTTTTCTAAAACTGAGGACATTACGTCACGTTTGTTACCTTCTAGACCATCTAAAAGTGTTTCACGTGTAGTATCCCAGTTATTTCCTTCGAAAAGATTTTCCATCTTTCTCTCCTGTTTCTGGTTATTATTTAAGTCCAGCCAATTTCTTTAACTGGATTATATTGGCATCGCTACCCTGTGATGTTGCTTCTGAAGTTACTACTTCTTCAACTCTATCGCCAGTGTGTTCTGTTACTTTGCCTTCATTTAACGATTGTTTTGCCTCTGTTGAGACGTTCTCATTCAAAACTGCAGGCAAGTATTTCTTAAATGCAGATTTTAAATTAGTTGTTTTTACTGTTTCAAGTAAATCAACCATAACTGTACGCTTTTCTTTGCCTAGAGGCGATAAAAGACTTTCCATGACCTTGTTTCGGTCCATTCTGTCTTCTAGCACTTTCTTTGCAGTTTCGGCGCTTGAGATGGCTTCTTCTTTTTCAGTAATTGTTGCTTCTAACTTAGCAATCTCGGAAGCAGATTCTTCTAATTTTTTAGTAATCTTAGCAACTTCAGTACCTTCACTTAATTGTGAGGTCATAAATTCGCCAGCGAATGTTTCAAAAATCTTACGGCCAA